CATATAAAAAATAAACACAATATCCTACATGAGTATGTTGCTTGTATGGAATAAGTTTCATAGATTATTCTTCATCTAACTTTTTGTACTCATCATACATTTTTAAACCAAAGTCATAACCTTGTTTATAATAGTATAAATTTTCGTGCCAATCAGATGCATAACCCTCTAACAAAGCGTCAGCTACACCATCTTTAAATGCGCTTAATTCTTTTTCTTTTTTCTTACGCTCGTACGCTTGAGCCTTATTCTTACTATCTCGATAGTCGTGTCCTTCATCTCGTTGTGTCATTCTTGTACCTCTTCTATTTCTTCTATTGCAAAGTCCCCCGCTGAATTAGACCAATCATTACTTTTGTAATCATAGGCACTTATTTCGCTTGCGATTTTCTCTGCTTGTTTTTTATCTTTTGCTTTTATTTCTGTTTCATAAACAGCGTAAATAGTTTCGCCCGCTGTGACTTTGTATGTTTTCATTTGTCCCCCTCTTCATCATCATTTAAACTATGATGCCAAAAAATTATGTCATTTTCTACATCATACGTTGCACCACATTTTTGAGCGTGTTCTAATTCGTGATCTTCATAACTAGAAATATACCCCCAATTTGTATGTCCGTAGTTTTCTAAACAATATTCATCTATTTTTTCTGATACATCTTGTGCCATATTATCCCTTCTGCTCGCTCGCTTGTTGATTTAAAGGAAAATCGTAGAACTCCCAATCATCCTCACATATTTGTACTTTAAATTTATCGGGTAATAATTTCTCATTTACCCCTGTTAAACATTCAAATAATTGACTAAAGTTTTTACATATTACTTCTTGCCCATCATCGCTTGTTATTCTTACATAGTTATTACTCATATTATCCTTTCTGCTCGCTCGCTTGTTGTTTTACTTCTATATTATCTTGCAATGCCTCAAATAAATTTAAAGCACTACAAATTAATTTTGCCCGCTCTTTATCATCACAAAATGCAACAGTTTCAATTTTACCGTTATGCAAATCGTAATTAACTGAATTTTTTTCTGCAAAATAATAACCTTCAAATACGTCCTTATCAAACATATCTATATTTACATCAAAAGTTTTTTTCATATTATCCTCTCTGTTCGCTTGTCGCTTGTTAGTTTTACAACAGACGCTCGCTTGCGCTTGCGCCCGTTGGTGGTGTCACTCTTTATAGAGGCGTACACACTCACAAATCGACCTCTATTCGCACAAAATTAAACATCTTGCACAAATCCTTTAATATGTTTATTTTTATTACAAAATTTTTTTAACCTACAATAAAATTTTATTGATCGTTTATTGGCTTTAATTAAACTTTTATATTGTTTAAATAATTTTTTACTTTTTGAAATCCGTTCCGTTGAATCCATACAATGCAATATAAATTCATTTAACATTTTAATTCTATTTTTATGATTATAATATGCTAAATCTTTATATATAGCCCCGTCTCGTTTTTTGTAATGCTCGTAAAATATATTATACATCTTGCACAAATCCGTTAAAATCTTTTTTTGCCTTACCTTTAGCAATCAAACCAACTACAACTTTTTTCGGGTCTAAGTGTCTAAGGTCATGTTTATCACCATTAATAACTTTACGTCCCAACCATTTTTTAGGTAGTTTTTTTCTAAATACTGTTGCAATATTGTATTCAGTTTTTAATACTTGTTTAATATCATCTAAATTATTCTCAGCTTGTGAGTAAGTTAAGCTGTAATTTTTTGGTAGTTTTTGTAATAGTCTATTTTTTATTTTTGTATAATCTATAAATTGTACGTTCGGGTTATTGTCCATTAAATTTTTGCCGTTCTCTAATCTATAACGCTCGAAGGGTAAGTCGCTTGTCCCGTTTAATCTCACAGTATATTTCAGTTTTTTTCTTTTTGCCCTCTCGCTTGAGAGTTTTATTTCACGGTCTAAATGATTTAAGAATTTTTGCCTATCAGCTAAGAAGTAATATTTTTTGTTTAATCTTGATTTTTGAACGCTTGTCATTTGTCCCCGTCCACTTGTATTTAAACACATTTTAACACAAACGGGGCTAGAACTAGGGCATATATTAACCCCACCTATATTTGAGGGCGCAAGGTGTAATATTTCGCTTAAATATTTAAACTTACTTGATTTTGCCATTTTAAAGGTTGAACTACCCAAAAGCTTTTTTTGTTCTTTATATTTATATTTCATACTTTCATTTTTTTAGGGTCTATTGTATCTGGTGAGAGCGTACAGCTCCGAAACACAACAGACCCATATTTAAGGACAATAAATTAAACAATTAATTGTCAATATCCTATATAATCCCTATTGACAATATTGTCAATAGTGATATAAAAAAAATATAAAGACATAAACAATAAATGAAAGTGAGGACATAATGAGTAAAGCGACATATCCGACTAAGTATCAGTTGGCACATTTAAAAGAGCGTATCAATTCAGAAATTGACCCTTTAATAGATCAAGCTGAATTAAGTGTTAAATCAATAGTTGCTGATTTAACTGAAATCGCTGAATTAAAACTAGCCAAAAAAATAAAAGCTGATGTTGTTATAAAAGAACTTGAACAAGCTATCGAGAACTTAGAAATAAAACAACGTAAAGCCCAAACCTTTTTTGGTAAAATAAAAGACCCTAAATTAAAAGACAAATTAAGTTATAAATTTGATAAAAAAGACAGGGATAATTATTATTCAAGATCTAATTATGGTTCAAGGGGTATAATGCCTGATGATTGTAGGGATCAACTTAGAGAATGGGCGCAATATTTGGCACAAATAGAAGCGGAAAAAACACCTGAAGGCGCAAAAGTTAAAGAACTGAAATTGTATAAACAAAGCGCAATTAATTCAGTTTTTGAGTGTGGTGTACCAGAACAATTAAACATTGTACTTGAGAAGGTTTTATCTGGTGTGGGCATTGTTTGGAATAAAACAAAGGCGCTACAATTAGAAAATAAAAACTATAATTAACACTTGACACTATGAGGGATATTATAATAATATCCCTCATATAAAGATATAAACAAACAAATGAAAGTGAGGACATAATGACAGACTTATTTATGGACATACTAAAACCAATGCAAGAAAATCAATTATCGTCGTCAAGATATGGACGCTTAGGTGCTTTAAAAGATTTATTAATGGAATTAAACACCATGAAAAATAATCTTGATTTTACAAGTTATATTAAGATAAAAACATTGATTGAAGGGTCAATCAATAAAGTTAAGCAAGATATTAAAAACAATGAAAAATTTGCTGACCCGTTTTTAGATAAAATGTAATAATGTGCTTGATTAAAAAACATAAAAAATATCAATATTTATATCTTAAAGAAAAATTGATTAGTAGAGATTATGAAGCTGATAAATTTAATATAAAAGATTATAGAGGTATTTTTTATGAATATTGGTTAAAAAAAATTAACAAAAAATATAATTATGACTAAATGCTATAATTGCAATAAAGACAATAATTTAATTAAATTTGACACTATAAGCGTCTGTCAAGATTGCTATAAAACCAAAATTATAGACAAGGGGCTAGAACATAAAGACAAAAAATTAATTGAATTTAGTTTTATATTCAATAGATCATTTAATATAATAGAGTTTCCAAAATGATATTTGACTTAATATTAATAATAGGCGGTTATTTAGTATGTTATCTATTAATAAAGACCAAAAAAGAAATAAAGTAATAGAAAAAAGACTTTTAAACAAAAAAGATTTTTTAATTATTGCGGGGCGTGACCCCGATTTAAACATAGATAATTTAAAGAAAATGAAAGTTAATGAATTAAGGGCATTGTTTAAACTAACTCACTCAATAGATGGCAATTTAAAAGACATGAGGGGCAATTGTTTCGGTTGTTTAACGTCTTTACGCCATGATTATACAAGTAAATTAAATAAAAATTACTGTATGGATTGCCTTTAATACTACCATTATCACGGAATAAAAAATCAGCATAAAATATATATTTTCTTAATTTTGACCACGTGTCTAACACGTGATACTTGCAAAAAGCCGTGAGCCGTGAACCATGTTTCAAACTTTTTGTAGCTTGATCGCTTGTCCATTGTCCCTGGATCATGATCGCTTGTGCATTTTCACGTGAAAATTCTAGCTTGTGCCTTGAAAAATAAAATAAAAAATAAAAATTTCTTAAATTATTAAAGGGTCATATAGATCCGTACGATGCTTGAAGCTCTCTATATGACCCTCTAATAATATCCGTAGGTTTTAAAGCTGTTAACCTACGGATAACGAGCCGTGAACCAATGCCCACGGCTCAAGAAACTTTTTAACTTATTTTATGTTCACTAACTCCACCGATTATAAAATCTGGTTGAGTTTTGATTTCGATTTCCTTACCTGTTAACTTAGCCGTTTTAAATAACTGATCATCTATATAAAAATGATAAGTTCTCGTGCCATCCTCGTATTTTTTATGGGTCACACGCGTTCTTACAAATTCGTGTGAATTGCTTTTACTTGTACCAATTAAGATTTCATTTGTGCCGTCATTTTTGACGCCATAACATTTAGACCCCTTATAAATACAAGCCGTTATTTTATTCCATATTGGATATGATTTAGTCATATATTGTCCTCCATTATCCTATTGACAATATACTTAAATCATGATATTGTCAACCTAATTATGGATACTGATTGTTTAAATGAAAGTGAATTTATAGATTGGCATTCTTATGACTTCCATGTTAAAATTTGGAATAATCAAAGAATAGAAAAATTTATTTATTCTACTTATGAAAAACAGGAAGTAATTAATTATATAAAAAAAGAATATCCAGATTGTATAATTAAATCTATAAGGCGGGGAAAATTAACATACCCCGAAATTCATGAAAAAGTATTAAAATATAATGAGGACAATAAAAATGAAAAAACAATATAATGTTTTATTATCACCAAAAGAAATTGAATTATTAAGAGATTGTATAGATTTTCAATTTCAAATGTCTGGTTATGATGACCCATTAAACTGGGATAAGATAATCGAAGATAAACAAACCATAAATAAATTAATTAACATGGAAACCAAATTAAAAGATATTATTCCTATTAAAGATTATTGGTATCCAAAAGATAAAAAACCAAAACAATTAGAATTTAATTTTAATTAATACACTCTCAATTAGTTAACACCGCCCATGTTTCATGGGCGGTGTTTTTTTATGCGTGGTGCGTGGTTCGTGGCGCGTGGTTCTTTTATAATCTAATAGAGGTACCAACTCGACACCAAAAATCGAAAGTGGCAAAGCCCCCACCCCCCTTTTTTTATAGATAGGGATCCTAATGTATGTATATATATGCTTGATTTATACAGCCGTACCAGTTAAAAATACTTTTGGTACCATATGAAAGAAACTATTAAAATAGATGAAAATAAATTACCGAAGCTAGTCAAAGAAGAATACAAGATAGCAAAGACTCTTAAAAAGCAGGACGAGATAAAACAAAATGTTAATAAAGATTTTTTAACTTTTGTAAAATATGTTTGGCGAGATTTTGTAGAGGGGTCCCACCACAGGCACATTGCAGATAAGTTTAATGAACTGGCGTCAGGTGAAATAAATAGATTAATCATTAACATGCCACCCAGACATACCAAATCAGAATTTGCATCGTGTTTGTTACCTGCATGGATGGTGGGCCGTGAGCCAAAATTAAAGATCATTCAAGCAACCCACACGGCAGAACTAGCAATTCGTTTTGGTCGTAAAGCAAAAAATTTAATTGACTCTGAAGAGTATCAACAATTATTTAAAACAAAACTTCAAGAAGATTCTAAAGCTGCTGGACGATGGGAAACATCTGATGGTGGTGAATACTTCGCAGCTGGTGTTGGCGGTGCAATAACAGGAAGAGGAGCTGATCTTCTAATCATTGATGACCCGCACTCGGAGCAAGATGCAATGTCTAGAGACTTATTAGAAAAAGCATATGACTGGTATACATCAGGTGCTCGTCAACGTTTACAACCTGGTGGTAAGATTGTAGTCGTTATGACAAGATGGAGTACAAAAGATTTAACAGCTATGTTAGTTAAATCACAAACAGAACCAAAAGCAGATAAGTGGCACGTGGTTGAATTTCCAGCGATCATGGACAACGAACCAGTGTGGCCTGAGTATTGGAGTAAACAAGAATTAGAAAAAGTAAAAGCAGTTTTGCCAAATGCAAAATGGAATGCACAGTGGATGCAAAATCCAACTAGTGAAGAAGGTGCAATATTAAAACGTGAGTGGTGGAATATGTGGGAAGAAGAACACATACCAACTATCTATCATATCATACAATCATACGACACAGCGTTCACGAAAAAAGAAACAGCCGATTACTCTGCTATTACCACTTGGGGGGTGTGGTATCCTAATGAAGATTCAAAAGCACAATTGATGCTACTCGATGCAATTAAGGGAAGATATGAATTTCCAGAGCTAAGACGGGTAGCCCTAGAACAATATAAATACTGGCAGCCTGAAACAGTTATTATTGAGTCGAAGGCAAGTGGATTGCCATTAACTCACGAGCTAAGAAGAATGGATATACCTGTAACCAACTTTTCACCTAATCGTGGAAATGACAAGCACACTCGTGTAAATGCTGTTGCACCTCTGTTCGAATCTGGTATGATATGGGCTCCTAACGAAGAGTTTGCTCACGAAGTGATTGAAGAGTGTGCTGCCTTTCCGTATGGAGATCACGATGACTTGGTTGACTCAACTACACAAGCGATCATGAGATTCAGACAAGGTGGTTTGATTGATCATCCAGAAGATTATGTAGAAGAGATCAAAGAAAAAAAGAAAAGGACTTATTATTAATGTCAGAACTAACAGATAAATATTCAAAAAATTTTAGCCCAGCAAAAAGAAAAATTTTTGAAAAACGTGTGTTTGATAATTTAGGTGCAATGTCAGAATTATCAGCGATACAATTAGTATTGGCTGAAATGAGAGCAGAAGGAATGAAAGATGGGGGTATGATAGACAAGCCACTTGGATCAGGAGGTGTAAAATCAGGGCCACCACCAAAAAGAGGTCCCAATCCTCAAGGGTTGAAAGTTCCGTTAAAACAAGTTAAGACATAGGATTGGAGAAATTTAAATGGCAGATATAGACAAGTCGCTTCCAAATCAGGTAAGAACCGAGGTCGAAGTACCATCTGAAGAGGTTGATGTTAAAGAAGAACAAATTGTAGAACAACCACCTGTAGAGGTGATACCAGAAGAAGATGGTGGAGCAACATTAAATTTTGAACCTGGTGCAATCAACATACCTGGAACAGAAAACCATTTTGATAATCTTGCTGACATTTTACCAGAAGATATTTTAGATCCACTTGGAAATGAGATGGTGCAAAATTATATGGATTATAAAACTTCCAGAAAAGACTGGGAGCAAGGATACATTCAAGGTTTAGATCTTTTAGGATTTAAATATGAAAATAGAACAGAACCATTTCAAGGAGCATCTGGTGCAACTCACCCAGTTCTCGCTGAAGCAGTTACACAGTTTCAAGCACAAGCTTACAAAGAATTATTACCTGCAGAAGGACCTGTTAGAACACAGATCGTAGGTATTACAAGTCCACCTGTTGAACAACAATCTCAACGTGTAAAAGATTACATGAATTATTTATTAATGGATCAAATGCAAGAGTATGAGCCAGAGTTTGATTCAATGTTATTTCACTTACCACTTGCAGGATCTACATTTAAAAAAGTTTACTACGATCAACTTTTAGGAAGAGCTGTTTCTAAATTTGTACCAGCAGAAGATTTAATTGTACCTTACACTGCAAACTCTTTAGATGATGCAGAATCAATCATACACACAATAAAAGTTTCAGAAAATGATTTGCGTAAACAACAAGTCAATGGTTTTTATTCTGACATAGAACTTGGGCCACCAGGAACAGATACTAATAATGAATTAGAAAAAAAAGAACGAGAATTAGAAGGCACTAAAAAAACTGGTAAGCAAGAACCAATGTATAATATTTTAGAGTGTCATGTAAATTTAGATCTTGAAGGATTTGAAGAAGTTGATTCTGAAGGTGAACCAACAGGAATTAAACTTCCTTACATAGTCACCGTAGAAGAAGCTAGTAGAAAAATATTATCTATTAGAAGAAACTATAATCCTGACGATCTAAAGAAAAGTAAAATCCAATACTTTGTCCATTTTAAATTTCTTCCAGGACTTGGATTTTATGGCTTCGGTTTGATTCATATGATTGGCGGATTAAGTAGAACAGCGACTGCTGCTTTACGTCAATTATTAGATGCAGGAACCTTGTCTAATTTACCTGCGGGATTCAAACAAAGAGGAGTAAGAGTCAGAGACGAAGCATCACCAATACAACCTGGTGAGTTCAAAGATGTGGACGCACCAGGTGGTAACCTGAGAGAGGCATTCTTTCCATTACCATACAAAGAACCATCACAAACATTATTACAGTTGATGGGTGTTGTAGTTGGTGCTGGTCAGAGATTCGCGGCTATTGCTGACATGCAAGTGGGTGATGGTAATCAGTCCGCTGCTGTTGGTACAACGATAGCATTATTGGAACGTGGATCACGGGTCATGTCTGCTATTCATAAAAGATTATATGCAGGAATGAAAAAAGAATTTAAATTATTATCAAAAGTAGTTTCACAATATCTACCACCAGAATATCCATACGACGTGGTCGGTGGAGCACGGAACATTAAACAAGTAGACTTTGATGATAGAATAGACATCGTTCCTGTTGCAGATCCAAATATATTTTCTATGGCA